CTTCTTCAGGTTGGGTATTCCACGATGCACGTTGGGCAACAAATGGTCAGGCCACACAGCCAAGTTCAATTAAAGAGCTATTGGCCAGCAACTATCTAGATCCCGATGCTCCAGATCCTGCGCTGTATCCAGAAGGAACTCGCCTATGGAATACACGCCGTAGCGGATTCAACATCAAGCAATACAAAAAAGGCTATATCAACATCTATGACAACAGCGGTTTAAATGCTCGTTATCAAAATGATCAGATGGACGGCATAGTTCCATATAACGCAGATCGCTGGGTTTCAGTGAGTCCTAATGATCATTTAGGAGTTGGAACATTTGGCCGTCAAGCACAACGCGGCGTTGTGGTAGCAGCAATCAAGGCTGAAATTGACACTAACCAAAGTATTAGAGATACAGACACAACTATCTTTAATCTGTTAGCAGCACCTGGATATCCAGAAGCTGTTCAGAATTTAATTGCTTTAAATTTTGATAGAGGTTACACAGGTTTTGTAGTTGGTGATACACCATTCCGCTTACCTAGCGATGGAACATCTTTATCTAATTGGGGATACAACAAGGCAAATGCCGTTGACAACAACGAACAAGGTGTTGTTAGTGCCGATGATTACATGGCCATGTTCTATCCAAGTGGTTATACAAACGATAATACAGGTAATCCGATTGTTGTTCCACCAAGCCATATGATGCTACGTACCATAGCCAACAACGATCAGATCGCTTATCAATGGTTTGCTCCAGCGGGTGTTAACCGAGGAGCAATTCTTAACGCAACTTCTGTAGGATATGTTGATGCTGCAGGTGATTTTATCCCTGCTCCGTTACCACAATCTATACGAGATGTAATGGCAAAAATCAAGATCAATCCAATTGCTACACTAAACGGTGCCGGTATAGTTAACTTCGGTAACTATACTAGACCGCCTGGCAATACAGCCAGCGCATTAGATAGAATCAACGTAGCACGTCTAGTAGCATATCTAAGATATCAATTGAATATCTTAGCTCATCCATATCTGTTTGAACCAAACGACAGTGGAACACGTCATGCTATTAAGAATGCTGCCGAAAGTCTAATGATTGAACTAGTCGGACAACGTGCCATCTATGACTACATTGTGGTCTGTGATGAACAAAACAATACTCCTGCTAGAATTGATAGATCAGAACTATGGCTGGATATAGCTATTGAGCCAACCAAAGCAGTTGAGTTTATCTACATACCTTTGAGACTATTGAATACAGGAGCAATAGCTTCTGGTAATTTAGGCGCAGGGTTCCCAGGATCTACAAAATAAAATAAAGAATAAGGAGCATTTAGATGGCAATATCTAGTTTATTAAATTACTCAGTACCACTGAGCGGAGGCGGACAAAGCGCCACAAATCAAGGTCTACTGATGCCTAAACTGAAGTATCGTTTTAGAGTAAGTTTTATCGGGTTTGGCGCTAACAACCAAACATTTGAACTAACTAAACAAATTGTTACTGCTGGTCGTCCTAGTGTTTCGTTTGAAAACGTCGAATTGAATGTCTACAACAGTAAGATCAATTATGCTGGTCGTTATACTTGGGATCCTGTTCAAGTGGTTCTTAGAGACGATGTTAACAATAACATTAGCACTCTAGTTGGTCAACAAGTTCAAAAGCAATTTGATTTCTTTGAACAAAGTTCAGCAGCTTCGGGTTCTGATTATAAGTTCCAGATGAACATTGATATACTCGACGGCGGCAACGCTGCCAATGCTGTCACAGTTCTTGAAACTTTTGAATTGTATGGATGCTATATCAAGAAAGCTGCCTATGAACAAGGTGACTACAAATCCAGTGATCCGATGCAGGTTACGCTTGATATTCAATACGATAACGCACTACAGACTAACACTTCCGGTGCTCTATCAGGTATTGGCGCTACTATCGCAAGAACAATTAATACATTGGCTGTTTAATGTATTAAACATTAAAGGCTCTTCGGAGCCTTTTTTTGTGACATAAATAATTGTATGACTGTAGTTTCTTCTATTGCATCAAACATCCTTTCTCAAGGATGGATGCGCGATGCCCACCATGCTAGTAATTTCTATCGATATCAAAATGGCGTTGATGTCGGGCCCTATGATTTCAGTCCAAAAGCTGGTTGGCTATACTATATATACTTTGACATCAATAGATCTCTAACAGAAAATAAAAATTTTCAAATTGATCCTGTTTGGTTGGAAAAATTTCATAAAACTAATGCCGTGGGACTGCTGGCCAAACAAGCTGATCTACCTTCTTTCAAGATAGCCACAGAAACAGTAAATCAATACAATAAAAAAACCAAAATAATGACACGGCTAGACTATGAGCCGCTGTCTATCACGTTCCATGACGACATGGCCAACGTTACTAGCGATTTGTGGTTTAACTATTTTCAATATTATTTTGCTGACGGCAAACGTAGTCTTAGCGTTCCATATAATGGTCAACAGCCTTTGTTTGCTAGTGATTTTGACACAGCAAAATATTCACAGACACATTATCAATATGGATTGAACAACGCTCAAAGTCCTAAATTTTTTAACAGCATTACGATATTTTTATTAAACAGACAAAAGTATCAGTCATTCACACTAGTAAATCCTATTATTTCTGATTGGAAGCACGGACAGGTTGACCAGACCACAGGTAATAAATTATTAGAAAGCAAGATGACCCTTCAATATGAATATGTTCGATATGCTAAAGGAAATGCATCTACTACTGGATTCAATAAAGCAGCAGGAGGATCATACTATGACAATACTCCTAGCCCATTGAGCATATTCGGTGGAGGTAGTAACAGTGTGTTCGGCGTAGGAGGAACGATCCAGGGCGGAATGCAGATAGCAACAGCTATCTCCGAAGGACACTATGCCTTAGCGGCCATTGGTTCGGCAAACCTTGCTAAAAATCTAGCCAATTTAGATCCTAAAGCAGCCCTGGCAGAAACCCTGAATTTTGCAGTAGGAGCCTCATTGAATAGTACCGGATTATCTATACCAACTATTCCTGCAATAATATCTGGTGCTGCGAGCGCCACAGCTATCAATATACAACTCGGTCAAACAGTAAATCAATAAACTATGACAGTATACAATAATATTCCAAAACCTGTGGTAACCAGTAGTTCCGACAGCACAGTCCAATATTTCAATACTTTTTATCAGAGACCTATCAGCCTCAATGATGCCGACATAGTGGCTGTGACCGGATTTTTTGAAAATGCTGGATTCAGTGCTGATACAGCTAATTCAGTGGCCTTGATCATTCTAAGCCAATCCAAATTAAGCAATTTAAATGCTTTTGAATTATTAGATACTCTTAAAAAATTAAATGGATTAGAATTAAGTTCAAAGGTAGCACAAATATTAAATCATAATAGATTTAAAACCAGTAATTTAGGAACCATTAGCACTCCGACTCCAGCTGATGAGATAGAAAGAAATATACTGGCATGAGTCTTAAGTTTACACAGGGAGTATATAAAGTAAAAAACCCTGAAAAATATGTAGGTCTTGGATCTCCACGGTATAGGAGTAGTTGGGAGTTATCAGTCATGCGTATGTGTGACGAAAATGATGCCATACACCAATGGGCCAGTGAAAGTATTAAAATTCCTTATAGAGATCCACTAAGCGGAAAACCCACAATATATGTTCCTGATTTTTTAGTAATATTCCAAGATAACAAAAAACAAAAACGTGCTGAAGTTTGGGAAATAAAACCTGCAAATCAGACCTTAAAAGAACGTGTGGGTAAGAACGTTTACAATCAAGCACAGTATGTTCGCAACATGGTAAAATGGCAAGCAGCCAAGGCATTCTGTGCCCAAAACGGATTAAAGTTTAGAATCATAACAGAACACGATTTGTACCATACTGGTAAAAAGATGTGATAAGTAGTTGACTATGACAAAGAAATTAGAAGCACTCTTAGATATAAACCCAGCCAAGGAAACTCCGATTCCTATGCCTAGCGAAGTCCCTGAAAATCCAGTGATCAGTTTAGAAGAAAAATTAGAAGAGTTTGATAAGATCGCCAGCGCACTACCTCGTGTAAAAGGTCTAGGTGATTTGTCAGATCAGGAATTAGACGGTCTAGCAAAAAAAGCCGAAGATGCCTATGACGACATCATGAATTTAGGCATGCAGGTTGAGCCCAAATACAGCGCACGTATGTTTGAAGTTGCCACCGGAATGCTAAATGCCGCAATCACTGCTAAAACAAATAAGATCGATAAGAAACTAAAAATGGTCGATCTACAGTTAAAAAAGTTGGCCATAGATAAGAAAAATGGCGACAAGGATACAATTGAAGGTGAAGGTTTTATCCTCACTGATCGTAATAGCATCCTGGAAAAACTTAAAAATATGAATAAATAAATCATAGGATACCAACATGAGTTCATTTAAACAATTATTATCTGAGAGTGCTAAGAAATACGATTTCCGTGTTAAGATCGCTGGCCCATTTGAAAAGGACAACGAGACCAAACTAGAATCACTTTTAGACAAATATAAAGTTTCCAGTTTTAAAAAAACAGGAACAACTCCTGTTCAAAGTTTTCCTCTAGATTTTCCAAAGCTACGTAACGAGACAGTCAGTATCTACGAAGTAGTTGTAGACTATCCTACGACTCCTTTTGAACTAACTGAATACCTAACTAATAATCTTAATCTTAAATTAGAAAACCTAGTGGTTCGTAAGCCAGGCGAGCCAGGCGAAGAATATCAGACTCCTACAGAAAAAAGAACAGAAGCTTTATTAAATGACAAGGATTATAAAGAATCTCCAAATGCTAAATTTGAGGATTATTATGGTGACAAATATAATTCAGGTTTTGTAAAAGAACTGAATGATATTTTAAAGTTACAGAGAAAAGCTCGAGGTGAAGTGATCCCCGATGGATCCCAAGCAGAGATGAACAACCAAGAACAAGCATCTCACAGCATCCTTAAACAAGCACAAGACCCAAGGAAGAAATAATATGCAAATGATCAATGTA